CTTCATATGTTGGATTTCTAAAAACTATTGTCGGTATTCCAAAATATCCGACTTCCATAGGAGGCATTCCAAAATCTTCCCAATCAGAAGGATATAATAATAATTTACATTGAGATATAATTTTAAATTTATCATCATCACTACAAGATTCTACTATTTTTAAATGTATTCCATATTCTTTTGCCATTTTTTCAAATTGATTATAACTTAAACCTCCTGCTCCTCCTATCATTATAAATTCACCTTTATAATGTAAATCTGCTAAAACTTTTAATGCTATTTCTGGATGTTTATATGTTACAAATCTTGAAATAAATAAGACTTTATTTAATTTATAATTATTAAGATATTTATTTGCTACTTCAGTATTAACTACTGGAGGTAATACTTTAATCTTCTTAATATCTACGTCTAACCATTTTGCTAATTCTTGTTTATTCAAATTAGTCTGAGTCCAGAAATAATCTGCTTCTTTCAAAAATCCTTCTAATAAATCAAAACCTGATGAAGGCCATTCAACATCAGCACCAGTTCTATATTGTTGTGCTAATGGAGGAACTACTAAAACTACTTGATAATAATTAATTGAAGGATGTCTTAATTTATATTGTGCTGCACATTCAATACAACCTAATGGTGTTCCTACTACATTTTTAAAAACATAATTTTTATCAAATATAAAAGGAGAAGGACTTCCTGAAGATTGAACTACTATTATAAGATTATCTAAATATTTGAAATTTCTGAATGATTCTAAATAAATGGGATATGTATTAGAAAGCCAAACTACTAAATAACCTAATTCACAAAGTGTTAAAGCATATTCAAATATATGGTAGCGACCTCCTGTATAATGGTCTTTATATGAATCAACTATAAATAAAAAAACACTACTGGAATCGTTCGGTAATTCTATTGCCGACCTTCCTTGTAGTGTTATCTCTTTATTATCTTTAAATCTAATTTTTTTTACTTCTTGATTTAATCTTACTCTCATTTGGGTTTTAGTTTTAAAAGAGGAGAGGATTTTATTCCTCTCCTCTATAGGTTTATAGGTTATCTAACCGATTAGGTTAAACTTCCAGTAAACTGGATTGCTACGATTGCTTCAGCATTACCAGCAAGATGAGAACTATAAGCCTTATGACGAACTCCGAAGTCTAATCTCTCAGAAATTACATAACGTCTCTTATCGTCTTCAATCAACTCTCTTGATTTTATCTTGATGAGTCTCCTGTCACCGATAATAGGCTCGTCTTTAGGACAAATAACTCCAACGCCGGTTTTGCCAGCTACTGAACCGTCTAAGTAAGAAGATTCAAGTATCTTCACACCATAGATAGTAGCAGCTTGTTCCCCTGCGGGACCTGTGCCTTCGCGAACACCAGCAAACTGGTATAAGTTCACCAATCTCTTAGAACGCCTTAAAGCTTCAGCTATACCACTGTCAACGAAGCATACGAGGTTACCTTTGTTACGGCCATATTTTCCGAGTTTCTTTATTGCTAAAGAAATAGCCTCTTCAATGCCTGATACTTCAAGAGCAGTAGTTGATAATACTTGGTCCACTGTTCTAGTAGAGTCCTTCGCTAAAGTTAACAAACCATTGAATGCTTTTCTCGGAGAATCAACTGTAGCATAGTCAACGTCACCTATTAACATAGCCTGCTCTTCTGCCTCTGCAAATGCTTCCGCAAAGGATTCCAGTAAGAGGTCAACCACGTCTAAAGTAGCGTCCTCAATGTCATCTTCATCAACGTTGGCATAAGCCATAAACTTTTTAGCTTCTAATCTGACTGAATGCAACTTCGGACCTATTTGAGCTTTTCCAGTATTGGCTATGTCGATTTGAGTAGGAATATAATACACACCTTGACCTACTGTATCTCTACCAGATGTAATAACAGGAAGGTCTAATGTTTTATTCTTCATCTCAATTGTTCTGAACAACTGCCTGCACCAGTTGATTTCAGTGATATATTTTATCACTTCGTCAGCTATTGGTTTAGGTAGATATCCACCATCAGCATCGTCAATCTTTAAGTCACCAGCTGTAGCTAATGCTTTTTTGATGTCAGCTTTCTCCATTTTTAAATTCCTCCTTCTTTATGCATTTTTTCTGGGTCTGTTCGCGTCAATTCTTTATTTTTCTTTTAGGTTTTCTCTTTGGTTGGATACTAACCTATTGAATCATATTGAATTAACCTTATCGGTAATAGCCTTCTATTTTATTAGATGGCTCAGAAAACTTAGTCTTCTATTGTTGGTCTTTTCAAAATACTTAAAAATCCTTTACGAATTGTTTCTTTCTGTTCTTTTTCAGAAAGTTCTCCGAATTTCTTTTCATCCTCAAGAACTGCTATTGGGTCTTCAATTTCGGGTTTTTCTTCAGTAGTTTCTGGTTTTTCATCTTTAGGAGATTCTTGTGTAACTAAACCTTTTCTCTTAGGTGTAACTACTGTCTTAAGAATTTCTTCTTTTACTGCATCAACTGCTTTTTTAATTAAAGCATCAACCTCTTCCATTTTTATAGATGCTTCAACTTTTTGAACAGGTAATTCTTCTTTCTTTATTTCTACCTTAATATTCTTAAGGCCTTCGGCTAATGCAGCAACAACTGTTTCAATTCTTGCTAAAATATCCATTACTTCTTTAGCATCAAGAACTTCTACTTCTTCTTGTTTCTTTTCTTCTTTAGGTTTCATCTCATCAATTTTTTTCTGATATCTTTCACATTGATTTAAGATTGTTGCTTTATCTGCATCTGGAATATCAATTCCACCTCTTGCACCTGATATTGCACCTTTAATAGAATATATTGCTTTTGCAATTGCCTTTAATTCTCCACCGATAACATCAGCATAGGGGAGTTTATATGAACCAAAATTTTCCTTATCTTTTGAATCATAATACATAAAGGCTTTACCATATTTAGCCCAGTCAATCTTTTCCTTATCATCTCCACCGGCATAAGTGCGAACTCTTGCATCAGCACCAGTAGAATCCCATTCAGTTGCTAAATCTGCTATAGGTAAATCTTGGTAAGGTGTTACTGATTTTTCTACAGGTTTTTCTTCCTGTTTTTCTTCAGGTTTTACTGCTTCAACTGGAGCAGGTATTTCTTCTTTCTTTATCTCTGGTTCCTTTTTCTCTTCTGGTTTTTCCACTTTAACTTCCTCCTTTTTTTCTAAATTTAATTCTAATGATTTTTTGATTTCAAATCCAATTGCTTTTGCTTCTATATTTGCTGGTAATCCCACAACTGAAACTTCATATAATTCCATATCTTGAATTTCAGTAATTTCTTTTCCATCGGCTTCTGCTTTTCTAAACTTTAAAACTTTACCACCGATTGAAAATTTATTAAGTATACCTTCTTCAATCAATGTCCTAACTGTTTCTGCAGTTTTAGAGATAAATACCTTAACATATAATTTAGAAGAATTACCCTCTTTTATAATTTTAGCATCAATTATTTTTCCAATTGGAAAATTTGTGCTTTGATGTTCATAAAATACAGTGCGATTTTGTCTAACATCTTCAAGAGCTTTTTCTAATGCTGTCTCAAGAATTATTTCATCTTGACGGTCTAAATCTGTAGTTGCACAATAACCTTCCAAGTAAAAATCTCCCTTTGAATCTGCTTTTAAAATTACTGGAAAATTAAATGCAAAATTATAAGGTTTTTGTTCCATTTTTAATTACCTCCGTTTTTAAAATATTATTTATATCTGATAATGACATACTTATTCCTCTTTCCTATATATTAAAGAAGAGATTTCTTATTAAAAGTTTAATAATGTTTCTATATAGTGGTTAAGACTTTTTGTGAAAATCTCATAACCATTCATTTTTTAATATAGAAAATCTCAAAAATATTCTCAACCTATTTTTTAATACTTCTTTTTCTCAATAAAAATACTTTTCTTTTCTTAATTTCCGGTTGTTTTTTCTCAATAATCTTTCTTTTCAATTGAATATCTAATTTATCTAATTGAGAATGTTCCATACTTTTTTTCTCAAATTGTTTTAATATAAGATTATGTGCTTTATATATAAGAATTTTTATTTCTTTTTTTATAGGTTTAAGATTATAATTCTTATGAAGTTTATAATGAACTCCTTTTAATTGACCTATTGTCAAACTCTCTAAAATTTTTTCATTCTTTAAAATATCTTCATATCCTATTTTAATATCAAGAACCATTATTTCATTTTTCATTTTGTTCCTTTTCCTCTCTTGATATTTCAACATTTAATAATCCTAATATTTCTACTATTTTATCATCTAATTCTTTTAAAGAATCATACGCTATTTCATTTGCTGATAATAAAAATTTCTTCTTTTCTTTTATTGCTTCAATATTAAGAGGATAAAATACTAAATCTTTAGGTTGAAATTCAGTGCCTTCAAGATTTAGACTTTTAAAAATCTTAAGAAGATTAACATATAAAGAAATATATTCATCTTCAGTAAGTTCTTTAATTAAAGTATATGTTATATTTTTCATTCGTGACTCCTTACTATCAATTCTCCTATTGCTAATTCTATATTTAATTGGTCTTCTTTTGATAATTTTTCATATAACTCTAAAATTTTATCTTTTATTTTTATTATTTCTATATGTTTTGTTTTTATATTTATTAGATTCATTAAATCAAATATTTCTATTTCAATTTTTGATATTGATTTAAGAATATTATATATAACTTGTGATATATTAGAAGAAGGTATAGCTTCTTGTTTAAGATAATCATTAACTATATCACTCATACCCTTTATACCTCTTATTTGTATTTTAGTCATAATTTCTTTTTGATTTCTTTTAGTAATTTTAGAAAGATAATTAGATATTAAAGTATCAGTATCTTTTGATATAACAATTTCTTTTAAAATTCTTTTTGCTTCAGTTGGATTAAAATTACTCATAACTGCTAATGCTTTTTTTGATTCTTTTTCATAAATAGCATAAGTTGAAATTACTTTATGACCTGATTTTTCTAAAATTAAAGAAGTTGATAAATCTGTAAAACCTTCTATTATACTTTCAGAAGATGATATATTTCCATAAGAATGAATTGTCTCGTGAATTGCTATTCGTAATGCTTTCGCTTTATCTATGTCATTTTTAAAATTAAACCCTTCTTTTAATTTAATACTTATAGTATCTGAATTATTTTCATAAAATCCTGCTACAAATTTTCCATCTTGACCATATTCTTTAATAATTTCTTTTTCTGACATATATTTTATTTTTGCTGGAGTGTTTTTAATCGTTATTTTAGGTTCTAACTCATCTTTTATTCTGACACTAACTGTTCTATCAGATTTTAAAATTGATTTAACTGTTGAAATAGCTGTTTCTGAAAGAGTTGAAGTATCTACTATTTTATCTAATTCTATAGGATTTATTTGTTCAAACGTCGCTAATCCGTAATCATAATGATAACGTCTTAACATTTTTTCTGCTTCTTTTATTTTATTTGCTTCCAATAAAGCCATAAATTTAGCATCATCTACTTTAGACATTTTCATCATTTCCATAATACCTATACCATTAGGACTCGCATATATTTTATCTGCTGTATTTTCAAAACCTGTTTCAGGTTTCTCTTCTCGTTCTTTATATTCATTAACTACATAAGAACAATGACAATGAGGATGCACTGGTATCATATTTGTTGCTTCATCTAATGTTAATATTCTTCCTCTTAATGATGCACAATAATCACAAGGATTAAATCTTGTAATCCATTTAACATTTTTAACTAAATCTGATTGTTTATATGCATCTAATCTACCTTGATTAGCAGCCCAAGATGTTTCTGTTTGTGCTACCATTTGACTCCATTTCTTATTATCTAAAACTCTTGTATAACCTTTCCTATCTTTAGTTCCTGCTACTTCTACTGCAATAGGTTTCTTATATGTTTCTCTAATTCTATTCGCTATATCATTAACTCCTTCACCTGCTTTTATACCTGCTACGATTTCTCCTCTAACTCTACTTTGAACATTATCTGAAACTGCTTCAGAAAATTTTCTTGCTCTGTCTCTGTAAGCATCTGCAAATTTTGATGTTGATAAATTATATGGATTCTTTAATCCTGCATCTTTATATGCTCTATTAACTCCTGCTTGACCTGAAGATAATATTGAGGCTAATAATCCTCTATTTGCTTTTTTCGTTTTAAATTTAACTATCAAATCTACTTCTGCAGATGTTATTGCTTTTACTAAAACAGGAAGTGTTGATTTCATATAAATATATGAACCATTATTCACTTCCTTTTCTTTATCTTCTATCTCTTTATCTTTTAATTCATTATATATTTTAGATAGTTTTCCTTTATCTGCTTTATATAATGCAGCAATAGTATCTCTTTCTGAATCTCTTAAAATATCTGATAATAATACTTTAATATCTAATTCTTCCTTATCTGTGTCTATTGATTGAACTTTAAATAAAGAATCCTCTTCAGTTATTGTTTCAAACCACAATGGTAATTCTAAAATATTCTGTCTATCTTTATCTTTCTGAAGTTCATAATACAATTCAATAAGAATCTCTTCAGGTAAATGTTCTATTAAATAATACATTATAAAACTCCTAAAGATTTTAGTTCTTTAAATTGTAGTAATTTTATTTTTATATTAGGATATATTCTTTTAAATTTTAAAAATCTATTTTTATGATTTTTCCACCAACCTTTAATCTCAATATATTGATTAGTTTTAGGAAGATAGAAGTCTGGAGTATAAGTATGATTTCCTAAATCAAATGTCTTTGATTCATATAACCATTTAATATTATAAAAATCAAGATATTTAGCATATTTAACTTCCCAAGAAGAACGCATTTTAATTTTATTATACAAATATCTATACCAAATAGGCTTCTTACCGTATTTAAAATTATCTTTACCTAAACATTTACCGCTACGATTTTTCTTGATTTTTTCTATAGAATCTTTAGAATGTTTCTTTCCAAACATACCATTATTTTTACCTTTACATAATCCTAAACTTATTAACTTTTTACTAATATTTTCTTTATGAGAATTTAATAACTTTCTTCCTTTAAGAGATTTACTTATATTTTTACAAATAGCTTTTGTTCTTATATAATAACCTTTAGGCATAGTTATTTTATATTTTCTTTGACCTACGATTAAGTATTTCTTTTATCTTCTGTTGAATCACGTCAGTATTTTCTTCGTTAATAGATTCATTATTTTCTGAAATACTTTTTGTGGTGACAGGTGTTATTGACATATTTAAAGGTGCTTGAGGAATAAATGGCTGGTTTCCCCAAGAAACATCAGGAAGATTAAAGATTTTCTTTCTTACTTCATTTATTGTCATAATTCCAGCAGTAACTAATTTGACTGCTTTTTCTGCTTCTGCAGTTTCATCTTTAATATCTATTGATTCAAATTCTACTTTAATATCATTATAACCAAAACCTGCATTTATTATTTTTGTAGTATAAAGATATGATTCTAAAGAAAGTAATGGTTCTATTGCTGATTCTTTAAAAGCATTCCATTGTTCTAATGAATTTAATTTTCCTGTTGTTTCATCTACTAAACCAAGAACAAATGGTTTTACCTGATATACTGTTAATATCTTCTGAACTAACCATTTTTGATATTCCATAAATTGCATATCTTGTGCTGATTCAGATGTTTTTAACCACTCTACTCCTTTTTCAATATTTGTAATAAATATTTTATGAGCATTTTTATATGTTTTTAAATCTTTCTTCCATTGTTCTTTAAATCTTGTTAATTCTGCTTTTGGTATTCCTTTAAGATTTACTATACCTGATGGTTCTGCATTATTAAGGAAAAAATTTGAATTATATTCTGAAGCATTTAAATCTGCTTCAATAGAATTTATTAACGATTCTATTGGACTTAAACCATAAACTGAACCTGCCCGAGGATTTCTCATAAAATAAATAACTTCTTCCTGTGAAAATGGAACTGCATTCTTTTCACTCCATACTTCACCATTCTTTAAACGAGGAATTAAATAAAATGCTTTTTCATTATAATAACCATTTTTATCTACACTAACTCTTATTCTATCACCAGGAAGGTCAAATAATTCATACGGTTTTTCACCATCATATACTATTTCTATCGCACCAGCATCATATACAAGAATATCCTTTAATACTTTTCTACGAATCATTTCAAATGATTCATCTTTTTTATTAGGATTACCAAATAACTTTTCAACTTCTTCTATATGTGCTTTTGTTTCTGGAGATATTTCTTCCTCTTCTTTTACAGGTATTATTTTAATTTTTACTTTTGCACAAGTTCCAACAATTAAATCTACACAAGCCCGAACCCATTCATTTTTACGATAAAACTCATACATTTCTGTATAAGTTAAATCTCCTGTTCTTTTTTGATATCCAGTCTGAGTATCTAATGATTCAATCACTTCACCTTTACTTTTTGCTTTATCTTTTTTAGTATCAGGTGAATTGTCTTTTTCAAATGTTACAATGTCATCATCCTGAATCATTGATTCTTTTTTCTTTCCCCATTTTAAAGGATTAAAGTTAATTTTCATTTCATCTCCTCTTTACTTAAATTCATAACATCGTCTAAATTTTTTCCTATATATTTAATTATTTCTTTTGTTATTGGATGAATAATATCACAATAGTAAATATTATCTATTTTCTTTCCTATACAATAAAGTATCTTTAAAACGTGTGTTGGGCTTGAATTTGTATTCTTATTAAATACTCTTCTAAAATAAATTCGTTCTTCATTTTTTTTAATTTCTACTTCTGAAATTACTTTATAACCGTCTAAAAGAGACATAGTATAAGGTGCGACTAAATCTTTTAATTTAATTCCATCAATAAAATAAATCTTATTATCTGATGACTTTATCATCCATCTAAAATAATCTTTTTTTGATATCATTTTTCACCTTAATTAGGCCTTTTCTTTCCTAACCAATAACTTGAATTTTCTTTATTATGTGATTTACTATATATTTCACATATTGCTGTAGTTCTTTTAAACATACCTCTTCTATTACCTTTACTATTTAATTTTTCCATATTTTAAATAGATAAGAATGAGAGAGGTTATATCGTTATATAACAGTCTCTCATTCAGTAAGTTTAATTAACTTTCATCATAACTATAGTATATCGTTTGGTCTGCCATATCTCCAGGAGATGCTGTTTCAGATACTGCTAATTGAAATACTGAAAAATCTGTCACTTCATTTTCAGCATCGAATGT